ATAGCGCCTAGTCCTGCGGCAAACGGGGCACTTGCCAGTATCTTAGGGGAACCTTTCTTTTTGGGGTCAAACTTAGCGTTTACTGAGCGAATATCGGAAGGCTCAAAAACGGCTAACGTGGTGAACGGTTGATCTGCGCCAGAGCTTTCTTTCAAGAACATCGAATCAAAGCCCTTGCTCTTCAGGAAATCTACTACCTGTTTATTCTCATACAGCAAATAATTGCCATCCTTCATAGCATCTTTGAAGGTGGCAAAGCCACTGCCGAATGGTGCTTCTAAGTATTCTTTACCGTACAATTCTTCTAAGACATCAACGTCCTTGCTTGGAACAAATGGCTTTTTAGCCCTAGTGACAACGGGGTAAATGGCGCTATCGGCCTCTCGCTCTTCACGAAGAAGCTGCATTCTTTTAGGGTCATATACTTCTCGGTAATACCGGCCGGCTTGATCGTCTGGAAGCGATTCCATTATCTCATCTGCTTCTTTCCTGAGCTGCTTTATCTCTGCCTTTACGCCTTCAATCGCACCAGTACCGCCCTGCCTTTCCTGAAACCTGCCTTTGCCAAGCCAGTTGTTTGCGAACTCTTTGCTTGGGGTCAGGAAAACAAGCCCGTCATCATAACCGGGTACAAACTCATCGATGTCTTGCTTGCTGGCGTGGTACATGACGTTATCGAGGTCAAAGCCCTGCTCTTTGGCTTGTTCGCGCCTTTTTTCGGCATCGTCGGATTTGCCAGACAACAGTTTCTTCCTAACCCCGCCGCCTCCGACAAAGTTTTGCACCGACCCAAAAATATCGATGTCGTTGATGTCTATGGCCCCACCCTCCGCCTTGAGCAACTCAGGCGAATCCAGATCCTCGAACTGAGCGTTCACTGAGCGGATGTTTTTGGGGTCGAAAACCACGACCTCTTCGCCAACTTTGAAGCCTGAAAAGCCGTCTTCTGCCAACATATCTTGAACTTTTTGCTTTTGAAGCCGGTTTTTTTCCTGCTGTGCATCGTATGTCGCGCCAAATTTACCCTCAAAGGCGGCATCGATTGCATCGAATTCTTCTTTCAGCAAGTCTGGAACTTTATCCAGCGCATCAAAGTATTCTTTCTTGGTCGCTAATTTGCCGCGCACAAATAACGGCAGAACCCGAGCACCCGTACCAAAATCACCCTTTGGCCCGTAAGCAAGGGTTTCTCCTTTTTGATGACGAATGTATCTCTCAGCGTAAGAAGGTTCGTCAGCCATATAAACGCCCGGCCCCAACTTTCCTCGCTTCGAAGGTTTGAGTTCTGCAAAATCAGCATACGACGGGTGCGGAGCGTCATCATCGAACACTTCTGTGGCGTGGTAATACACCTTATCGGTGTCAAAACCAGCCTTTTTAGCCTTCTCAAGACGGTCTGTGCCCTTCAACATGCCTCGAATCGCTCTCGCAGCGCCTCCAACGATTGGAATCACCCCCACACCCTGAAGCGCCGCTGACCCATAGTTACCTTCGCGCAAATTTTCCATCAAACTGGGCGATCTTGGCCCTTCCATAACCATCTCAGCAGTAGAAACACCCGCTGCGGGGAACTCAGGGTACTCGCCAGTGATGTCAACGATGCCCAAAGGGTCGGCAAAAGCCGCTCCGATGTTCGTAAGCTGCGCTGGAGTAAGCTCTGGAAGCTCAGGTTCAGGCGTTCTGCCCATCATCGTGCTGACAGAGCCGCCGAGGTTGTAGCCAAAGATGTCAACCTCACCGCCGTCAGCGAATCTTTTCTCAAATCTAGCCCTAATTTCAGGGTCACCCATCGTTGAAACACGCGCTGACACCTCAGCAGACGAATCTTTGCCTAAAAGATTGGGAAAACGCTTCTGAGCACCCAAACTGTACTGGGTTTCACCCTCGTCTGGCCGATAAGCCATCACATCAACGCTCGAATCACGGCCCAAAGCACCCTCAAACCGCTTAGATGCCATGTAATCGTCGCCCATCCGCCGTATATTCACTGGCAAATTCAACTGAGAAACAATTTGGTTGAAAACTAACTTGTCATTTGGGTCTTGGGAGTCAGCAAGCGCAACAACTTGAGCTATTGCGGCTCCAGTGACCCCTTCCATACCACTCAGAGCCTGCACAACCTGATTTTTGACCATATCTTTGGCATTCTGCTCAAGCGGTTCGATGTATCGACCTCGAACCATTTGCTCAAGACGGTCTAAATCACGATCACGGGTTGAGCCAATAGCAGGCGCTGCGCCAAATAGGTCGATGTTTTCTACAACTCCACCATCAGCCATACCTCGCAAACTTGGCTTGTGAACAAAATCCCCAACTTTTTGAGGTTTCCCATCAATAGTTTGCAACCTTTCGACTTTCGTATTTGGCGGAATGGTGTTTGGGTCTAGCTGATACTCGAAGTATTTATGCTTAGCATTCCCCTTGAATATCTGTCCACCATCAAGTGAATAATACTCGTCGCCCTCTTGATGAATTCTTGAGTCAATCTTCGGCCCTAGAGAATCGCCCGGCCTCTTTAATGTTCGCTCTGGCTTCATAACATACGTCAAATCTGCGCCCTGACCCTTATCAGCTTGATACCTGCGAGCTAAATCAGCGTAAGCGTCCGCTTCTGAGAGGTTGGGGTTTAGATTGTAAGGCTCAATGGCCTCTTGACCCGTATAACCCCCTTGACGTTGATCGTAAACCCTACCCAAGACCTTTCCTTGAGAATCAAAAGAGTCTTTAACAGCCCTGCTGCCATATTTTTTGGCGATGTCACCAACAACAGGAATCAAACCAACGCCTGCAAGCGCAGCAAGTATCGCTGGCGCAGCGGCCTCTCCATATTTCCCAGAAATTAACTGCCTTACCGCGTCTCTTCCATATTTTGCTGCCGTTGCGACATCTGCGGCGAGACCCGCTGGGGTAAAGCCAGCCGCTATCTGCGCTGGCAATGGCATATCCTCATAAGCCTCGACGCCCCTGTCTAAAGCGTCAGGCTCAAAGATGTCGATATCGTCCATGCCAGCCATTACGCAGCCTCTCGTTGGCCGTCAAAGCTCTCTTTCAACAGATCGAACCACTCGTCAAGAGTGATAACCGCTGTCCGAGAGTTATCTCGCGCCATATTTTCGTTAATCGCGTAAAGCGGCAGGCATACCCTGATCGCTTTGTTGTTGAACTTGTATATCAAAACGGGAGTGTTGTCGCCACAAGCCGCACAGACCTGCTCCCACCAAGCTGGCGCATACCACCAGCCCGACTTATACGCCTTACACTCAATCGAGTGACGTGGAATCTGGATGTCACACAAGTCAGCGGTTTGGTATTGGTCGAGGTTACGCTTGCAGGTAAAGCCAAGGGCGTGTTCGTCGGCAAACGCATTGATGCGCTTGACGATATCGCGCTCAAATGTCGCGCCCTTGTTTCTTGAATCTGCCATCGGGCGAGTTTAGGCGAAAAAAAAATAGAAATAAAATTTTTGCAGGGTTACCTTTACCCTGATTTCACGATCAAACCCTGCTCATCCGCGCCTGAGTTTTTGTTCATCCCGCAAAAATAGGGTGGGCAGGGTTCCTGTCTTTCCCCATACACATTTTTGAATACTGAGTGCGCCAAACCTTGCTATAGCTATCGCGCTCGCGGCGCTCGCCATATAGGGGTGTGCGGGGGTCGCGCCATAGATCGATCTCTCAGGCTTTTTCCGACCCGATAGGGTTCCTACTGCCGCGCACGGGATCGCCTGAGAGGGCGCTGTGGGCCGTCAGGTGCGCGATAAACCAGTCGAGGGTGGGGGCTGGCGCAGCCCGTATCGGCCCTGCTCAGAGCCACGCAGTTTCGGTGCAACCAGAACGCCGCTTGCGCGGCGCGTAACGCATTGATTTTATTAGGATTTCCCCCAATTTAACATAAAATCGGCATTTTTTTGAAATTTTGAGGGGCTGGGCGGGAGGCGGGGCCAGAACGAAGTTCATTTAGCCAATGCGTCAAGCCGACAAGGTTAATGGTCTTTGTCGCTCACTTCCCTCTCTACACCGAGCAGTTCGTTCAGTCGGTGTTTGATATCTTCCTTCGTCATCTTCTGCAAATCAGCGTTGATGTTCAGGTTCTGGCTGCGATGGATCGTCAGCCCAGCGAGCTGGTTTAACTCTTTAACCGCACTCACAGCAGCGTTGTACGCTCCACTCTCGAAAGCCGTCTCTGCGATGTTCCACAACATCGCTCCCGTCTTCTGCGGTGTAATCGCATACTTCTCTCGCAGCTCATCCTGCTTCACTCGAACCGCTCGCGTGACCTTCGGAAAATCATTTCCGTTGAGCATCTTCGTCGCAGCGGCGGCAGGGAATGAGAACCCAGCTCTACGCGCTGCTTCTGTTTGTCCACACGCGCCTTCCGTGTAGTGCCACACGAAAGCCGCTTGCATATCTGTTATTCCTGCCTCGTCATCCGCAACGAAAGAGTGTGGCGTCTCTACCAGTTGCTTGCGTTCTTTTCTCGGCCTGCCTCTTTTCGGCTTCTCATCAGCCATCCGCTTTCCTTTAGTTTGTTGAACAACCTCCGCGCCTCTTCCTCTGGAAGAGGCGCTTGCCCTACGCCGTCGCGTTCATCTGCGTTCATCAGTGACCACGCTCTAAAGTTCGTATCCTCGCTCTCGCTATCGTCATACTTGAATCGATCCATTTCTCACTCCCTTCTCGGACAGGGTACGAGGGTCAGGGTACAGCGCCTCAAACTTTTTGAAAAACTTATACCCGTATTCCTTCGTGTATATAGGCTATATACTATTATTATTATTATTATTAAATAGTAGTACCCTACCCTACCCTGTTAATAAAGACAGACAAATCAATAACTTACATCGACAATACGCAGGGTACCTTTCAGGGTACCCTCAAAAATCCTGTGACCAAGCGCCACTAAACTTATCAGCATTACCGACCTCGACCTTCGTGTAGTCCAAGTCGTACACTTTTTTACCGTTACTCTTGCGTGGTTCTAACCCGTGTGCCGCGAGTACCCTGCTTGCATCTTTGATGTCTGGCATCCTCGGCTGACTGATCCCAAGGTCTCTGAGCAGCTTTGTCATCTGCACAGGCTTGGTCTGGGTGCTTTGAAAATGGACGTGCTCGAGGATGAGGTCTTCGACGCTAGACTGGGTGCGATAGTATTCGTTGGAGTCTTGCAGCATCTCTCGTTGCTCGTAGTTCAAATACCAGTCGGTGTTTGGGTACAGTGTCTCTTTGACCTCGGCCCAGAGCTGCTGCATGTCTATTCCGTGGTTTACGTTGATGGCTGTTACTGGAACCACCCAGAAGCGTCGGTTGCCGCTGGTATCGGTCAAAAACTCACGGGCATTGACGGAGGCGTAGAAGGCTGTGCGGCGCTGGTAGGTTGTACTGGCGCGGTCATAGGGTAGGCGCAGCTCGTCGTTCTTCTTGGTGACAAACGCTTTGAGCTGGTCGATGTCGCTCTTTTTGAACGTGCTCTCGATCTCGCCTAACTCCACAATCCAATGGCTCACTGCCTGCTTCACGCTGTCCTTGTCGCTGGGGTTGAGCGTAGCGCCCTCCAACAGCCAGCCGTTCTCGTAGTCGCACAAACGCTTGAACCATAGGGTCTTGCCCAGTCCCTGCGCCCCTTGGAACACCAGTATGCCCTCCAGTGCCACGCCATTCGGCTCACACGCCGCTGCTACGCAAGAAACCAACCACTTAGTCATCAGCATCTCTTTTAGCGGTTCGTTGCTGCTGGTGATGGTTGCCAGAAAATCTTGCAACCTGCTCCTGCCATCCCACGGCCTGCTCTCCATCCACTCTTTTACTGGGTTGTACTCCCGCGCCAAAAGCTTGAGATAGTCGCGCACCTTCATGTGCGGCACACCAATCTGGATGCAGCGATCCTCGATCTCAATCAGCGCACTTTCATCCTTCATGTCAGCGATGAATTGCGTGTGCGGAATGATGATCTCCATGTTCTTCTTGATGACGTTGTAGCGCACGTCAATTTGGTTGACCGTGAGTACGCCGCGCACGTTGTCCTTCGTGTTTAGCAGCCGCCCCTTCTCCGTTTTGTTCCAGTCATATTCGACTGGCACCTCCACATTGTTCAGCTCAGGCATCAACTCGCCCTCAATGGCGTGGTCGTTGTAGTCGCCCTTGCTCTGCGGCATCAACACCTCGGCTTGAGCACCGATACGCTGCACCACCTGCGCCGCTTTGATCGCCTCTTGCTCACCCGTCTTTGAGTCATCGAAGTCTGCGATGAAGACGTGCTTGGCTTGTGGGAAGTAACCGCTGATCGTCTCAGCGACTGGGGATAGGTTGAAAGCATCGAAACAAACCACGACTGGCTGGCCCAGATCAGCGAAGTAACTGGCCCCTGTTGCGTAGCCCTCGACGTAGTTAATGGTGTGCGCTTCGCGCATCGAGTTGGGATCGATGACAAAAAACGAACCCTTCTTCTTCGTACCGGGCAAGAACTTCTTGCCGCCTGCATCATCAATGTACTGGAGTCCTGCGATCTTCAGCTTGGCATCGAGCACTGGTATGACCAATCTGTCGCCATCCTGCCGTAAACCGTGGTTGGTCACGCCCTTGCGCTCTAAATATGGGTTATCGTCTGTGGCTTCTGGGTAGCTGTCCCACAGCTCTTTGGCTCGCTTAGCCGCCTGTGCCTGCCTTTCTTCTCTATCTTTCGCTGCCTGCTCGCTGAGCTGTTTGATCTGCTCCTTTTGCTCTGGCGTCATCTGGTGACGCTCCGAGTTTTCAGGCTTCCATTTCGCTATCGGCTCGTCGTTACTGATTGTGCGATCACCGCACCGACCAAAGGGTACGTCTTGATCAAGCCAGACCTGATACCAACCGACCAGCTTCTGCCTACCGCCTACATCCATGTAAGCCCTGCCAATGTCACCACCAACGACCAAACCCTTCTGCGGGTCTGGGGTCATCCCGTTCTCGGCCAAGAAAGACTCGAAGTCTGCGCGTATGTCTCCGCTCAGCGGTCTACTGAAATCTTTGCTGCTACCGTCGGTTATTTTCAATCCCATGTAATTTTTCCTTGCATCACGTTTTCCAAGATGTGCATAATAGTACACCTTTTTGCAATTACACAAGGAAAACGCGATGGGAATCATAGCATCAGGTGGCGGTGGTGGAGACTTCGAGCAAGTACCCACCGGAACTCACAACGCAATTTGCTACAAGCTGGTTGACGCTGGCACAACAATGAACGAATACCAAGGCGAAGTGAACAAGCGTCACAACGTATTCATCTTTTGGGAGCTGCCAGAACTTAGAATGGACGATGATCGGCCCATGTCGATCAATTGCCAGTACACGCTGTCGCTTAACGAAAGAGCCAAGCTGCGTCAGCATTTGCAAGCATGGCGAAACAAGGCATTCACTGAAGAAGAGCTGAAGTCGTTTGACCTTACCAAGATCTTGGGTACGACCTGCAAGGTCGATGTTGGCTTAACCAGCGGCGGTAACGCTAAGGTAGTCGGTGTCTTTTGCGCTGACGGTGGTGCCAAGAAAGCCGCAACGGTAAATGAGCAGGTGGTCTTCGACCTCGAAGATTATTGCAAAGAGTTTTCTGGTGAATCCAACGATGCAAGCAAGAAAGCCTGCGACATCTTCGAGGAGCTGCCTCGCTTCATGCAATGGCAGATCGGCGGTTGCGACGAGCCGGGCAAGGACAAAATCGACCCATGCTTCGAGCTACAAGCTGCGATGGCGAAGGGTGGCAAGAAGCCTGCACCAGTGGCTGAAGAGCCGGCGCAAGAAGAAGCGCCTGCCTTGGCAGACGATGATTTCGAAGACGATATACCGTTCTAAGGAGAGTTAGGGATGACTAAGCGAAAGCATAACCGCAAAGCGGTGAAAGGCGCGATTGTGCGCGATTACTTGGATCAGCACGGCTTTACCAAGCCAGAGGTATTGGCGGCTGAGTGCTCTGTGAGCGAAAGCTATGCGGGGAAACAGTTGCGGATCTGGAAGCTCGAAACCAAGAACTGGGAAGCGCAGCCTCGAAATGTGGTGAAGAGCGCCGTTTCTGACGGCAGCACCGCTTCGTATTACGAGCTGCCAGCGCGAGCTTCTGAGCTGCAAGACCTGATCTCGCACAAAAACATGAACTCGCAGGTCGGTGAGATCTTTCGAGCGGCGTACCGCTACGGCGAATCATCACACTCTGATGAGCTGCGCGATGCGAAGAAGATCAAGTTCTACATCGATGCTGAGATCAAGCGTTTGGAGTCGCAATGATTCCGCGTAGATTGGTCGAATCGGCCAGACTACCCGTTTTTACTTTGTATGCCGTGATAGGGGCATTTTTCATCGGTTTATTGATAGGATTTGGCCTTGGCTAAGGGTTCCATCACGACCCTCCAACAGTGTTCCCGTCCACTGAGCCAAAGGCGGGATCTTTCAGGGCCGAGTGATTGAACACACTCTCCTGCACGTTCCCCAGCCCGTGTGCCCGAAGGCTGGGGCTTTTTTAAGGAGAACAAGATGGATTTCAAAGTAGGCATTTACGAAGACCTTGATTACCCCACTTACGACTCGATCCCTGCGTGGCGATCTCACGATCTTACATCGATAGCTAAGTGTCCTTTTACTTGGAAAAACCAAGTGTTCAACAACTCACCCGCGCTGCTTGAAGGCAGGGTGCAGCACACCGTTTTCTTGGAGCACCACAAGTTTTTTGATGAGTTCGCCATTGAGCCAGCGGTGGATAAGCGCACCAAGGTTGGCAAGGCTGAGTATGCTGAATGGCTAGAAGACTTGGGTGATCGCACTGCGTGTAAGCAGGATATGTACGACATCTGCATGGATCGGCGTGAGGTTGTTTCCGACTTCATCCCGAAGCCAGAGCACAAGGTAGAGTTGACTTTGTGCTGGGTCTGGAACGGCCAGCCGTGCAAAGGCAAGCTGGACTGGCACACTGGCACTGACATCTGGGATCTCAAGACCTGCCGTGACGCTTCACCCAAGGGCTTCAGGAGCGCAATCAACACGTTCCGATACCATCAGCAGGCTGCGTACTATTTGGCTGGCTGTCGAGCCGTTGGGCTGCCTACCGAGAAGTTTTATTTCTTGGCTCAGGAAAAGGCTCACCCGTACCCGTTTGGGGTCTACACGCTGTCAGATGAAGCCATAGCCTATGCCGATGCCCAGAACGAACAGGCGATGGCTGTCGGCATCAAGTGCCAAGAGCAAGACCTGTACCTGCCGTACAACCAAGAGGGGATCAAAGAGTTTGGCCTTACTGACCTTAACTGAGGAAGAGCAAGCGCAAGAGAAGCAGTGGGCTGAAGACATCAAGTATCACGCTGCTCGATGGTGCTGGAAGCGTAAAAGCCACTCCGCGCCAAACAACCCGCCACACCGCAGGGTGACGTGGGAGCAATGGTTTGAAAAGAAGTTTGGTGAGCCGCTCAATGTTTACGCTGAGCGGATGGCAGAACAGAAAAGGCAAAAGGGTTGACCGTGAGCTTTCTGTCCGAACTCAAGACTGAGCTGGAGGGAAAGGAGAGGATCAGTGAAGTGCAGGAGTTGCTGATGAATTACGCAACCTTGATGGTTGCGTATCCAGATGCTGGGGAAGATCAATCTAGCCAGTGGCTCGAAGCCCTGAATGCTTGCAGGGTCGAGCTACGGCGTAGGTTTAAGCGGCAGACGCCTCAAGGCTCTCTTCGATGAATTCTCTTACCCATATGGTGATAGCCCAGTATGTGAGCTGACTAGCGTAATCGTCGTAAGACTCTGGCGTTGCTCCCGTGTCGTGAAGCGTCTCCTCGGCTTCTGCCCGTAAGGTGCCATTAACAGCCGCGAGAAACTGATGGGCGCGGTAGTAATAGATTACCCACTCATGCTGATCCACCCACTCCCATGTCTTATCCATGAAATCCTCGATCTCGTTGCACTCGTCTTTGTGCTCTTCGATGATTTCGAGGGCGAGGGATTTGCACTCGTCGTAGCAATCCCGATATGTCAAAACTGAATCTGTCATCACGTTCTCCTTGTTAGGGCCGCTTATGCGGCCACCTCTCGGTTTTGTTTTTCTTGTCCTAGCCGGTTGCGAAGCACCATGCACTGACCAGCTTGTTTGATGAGGACTTTGCGTATTACGTGGCTAGTGGCTTTTTCTGCTGCTTGATCAAAACCATCCTCAGCGAACAATGCCAGTCTGATCATGACTTGGACTTGCTCGTCGGTCAGGTTGCTCAATTCCATTTCAGCAGTCGCGTTTCTCAGTTCCATGTCCGTTCTCCGTTGTTGATGGCCCCTATTATACTGATTACCGTGTCGTTGTATACACTTTTGTGCAAATAAATGTAAAAAAAGGCCGCTTATGCGGCCTCTGTTAGTGCTTCGATGATTCGGTTGTTGATGCTTTCGAGCAATCGGTGCTGCTTGTCGCTCAACAAGCCTCCGCTGCCCTTAATAACCGACCCAAGGTTCAGTCGCGCACGTTCCCACTGTTGCTCAAGCGGTGTGGTGTCAAAAACCTGCTGCACGGTGCCATCGTCTTTAACCACAATGCTTCTGACAACCTTGGCATTACTGTCGTGGTTCACTGCGTCCCTCACCCAGCGATCTACTTGACCAAGGTTGTTGAACACGTCCACAGCGATATCGCGTACCTTCAAACCGTCACCCATCTTGCGTGTCCAGTTTGCGGGTCGTTTGTCCTCCATGCCCTTGATAACTCTTTCGCTGTGCCGAATGGCAGCGATGTCGTTCAGAAGATTTTTGATTGTGTTTGCTGTGTTTTCCATCATCGTTCTCCGTTGTTGTTGGCACCTATTATACAGATTACCGTGTCGTTGTACACATTTATTTACAAATAAGTGCAATTATTTACAAATTTATGCCAGTTCGTTGTAGTTATCGATGAGTCGGCGCTTGTTGTAGAGCCAGAA